TTGCAACATTATATACCCTTGCGGATTTGCCTGTGCAGCAGGAGTAGCCAAGAAAGCAACGTGTGCACGAACATGTGCCTCGTGATCTTGCTCTTGAAATACCTGTAAAGGCATGTTCTTCATACCATTACCATTCTCGGTTGCTGGATCCATAGGCTGTGGTTGTGGTGGTTGTGGTAAAATAGCATCGATATTCTTAATATCCAACGCATCATACATTCTTCTATACGCTTCATGCGTGTTATGTATCTCTGGTGCAGCTTGTGCAAGCTGTAATTGAGTCTGTGCAAGCGATAATCGTTGTGCCATAGAGAAAATATTAGGATCTGACACCGGAAGTATGTCCACACGACCATCAAAATCCTTCTGCATAGTCTCTGGAGGTACATTTCCAACAAAATAAGGGTATGGAACCGGATTTTCACTAAAAATCTCCGCTAACATGCGAAATTCCTGCTTTTGAGCGTAATGTAGACGCTTATGTATAGCAGAAATGATCTTAGAACCCTGTTCAATCAGTGCAACAGTCGTTCCAACCGGTGCATTTGAATTCATATCCGCTACTTTTGCGTCTGCAACCTGTGCAAAACGTCTACCAGAATCAACAACCACACCTAAAAGCTGTGCTAACGTAGCTGAAGGCTCTTTATAGGGGAGTGGGATGATTGAGTTCTTGAGATCTCCACCCGGTACATCGATATCTCGAAACTCCCCAGGATTAAGAGGCTCGTCATCATTACGAATACGAACACCACGAGCCTTAAAGCCCGCTGGAAGATTCGATAACGTACCGGCATCAATCAATTGCCTTAAAATTGAAGTCGCTGCACGGGATAAACCCCCGATGGTGTGTAACAATCCAAAACCATAAAAACCAAACCCTGGTAAAAATTTAAAATGCGTAAAATACTGCCTTTTTCTTTTTAATGTGTCTTGTTCTCTAAAGTTTCTAGAAATCGATAACACTTTTCCAGAACTTTGATCAACGGTAACAATATAAGGCAACATAACCCCCGAAGGATTCCCCTCCATATCCGTGTCTTCAAAACCTTCCAAGTCCAAGTCAATGTGGCATTCCAATAAAGTATAAGTGTCATCAGAATAATTTGGACGTAGTCCCAACAACTCATCAGCACGTTCTTGGATAGCCCCTTCGCTTTCTCCATCATCTGAGCTAGATAATTCAACATCTTTATACACTCCTGCTACTTGTAGTTTACGAATGTCATTATATGTCATTCTAACAACATGCGTAACCCTCTCCGCTGTTCTTAGATCAGAAGCCGAGTACGGAACAACCATATCCTCGGCTGGTACAAATTTAGAAACTGCCCTTTGCTTAGTCTCGTCAAAATATACTTTCTTAAAGGTAGAACCAGTTAAGGGCAGATAAAATAACATTTGATCCGTGTCAGGATCATACTCCTCCATGATCTCAGTAATCTGATAATTCATAAAATCTTCAACACGTTGAGCTTGTGCTTCAGTTTCTTGCGTAGGTGTTCCTAGCACTTGAGCTTTTACAGGACCGCCACTTGGTAACATCTCCTTATAACTCTGTGATTGAAACTGCGTAACCGCTTCGGATAGTAACGGATGAGTTACACCGCTCGCCCCTAAAAATGGTTCACTTCGATCCTCATAGTTTATTCCAAGTAACCCTAGTCCCTTGGAAATGGCTTCTTCCCAATCTTCTCTTGATTCCAAATCCTCACGGAACTTGGATTGTATGTCAGATGATAATTCTCCCAAAACTGAATCGTCAAGAACCTCTGCGAGATTGGCTCCATGATCATAAGGCTCGGCTTCAACTTCAATAGGTTGTTCATCAGCTAATTCAATGCCTTCTGGTAACTCGTCAGTGGTCGATGGTAATTCAATATCGAGACTATCTTCCTCTGGCATTAACCTGCCACCCCCGCCCATTGACTGTTCGACCATTCCTGCTATTTGTCTAGGTTCCGCCATTATGTTATCCTCGTTGTTTTCTTCTTGTTAGGAAGCATCCGATCCGAAAATCGATTGGTAACGCTTTTACCCTTAATTTTTTTTATGGGTTTTTTCTTAGCCATTAATAAGTACCTTTATACGTCCCACCACGGTTTTTAAGTACCCCGCCCATTGCTTTTTTTACTGTAGGTTTGTTTTTAGCTTTTTCCGCTCTTTCTTTTTCTTGAGAGGATGTTATAACGTCACCTTGACCTCTATATACATTTTTAGTTCCAGATGGATCTCTTTGAATTTTTTTTATAGTTTGAAGAACTCTTCTTCTACCTTCTGGCATTTTCTCAAGAGATCCTAGTTCTAAAGTATCTCCCCTAGCCATAGCTTCTAATTGTTTAACATTATTAAAAGTGTTTTGCATACCTCTACCTTTTGAGCCTTTAGGTAGTTCTCCATATATTTTTTCTTCTTTGGTTCTTTTATTAACTACTTTTTTCTTTTTGTCTTTGCCAGCCATCGTCTTCTCCTAATAATATTCTCTTGCTCTACGAGGAAACCAATCTTCTGGAATCTCCTCACCTTGTAAACTAATAAACCCGCCTTGTCTAAATCTCATTATAGCCATCGTCATACTATCACAATAATCATCATGATCGCCATTAGGAAATGAAGCAACTTCTTCTATAACCTCGTCAGCAAACTTCTCATCAGGATACCACACTTTTCCCGACTCGAAAATAGGGGACACAATATGCATCCTTGTCGTTTTATCCAAGTTACCCCCTCGCCTTCTTCCTGGGCTAAAAGTGGAAACTGGTAAATTAATTAATCTTAACTCATCCGCTAACGGTTGACCAGAGGCTTTTGCCTCAATCAAAATCAGGTCAGGTTCCCAGTATTCGTTTTGCTCAACAGCAATTTCTTTTAATTCTGGAAAATTCCACCGCCCCTTTAACGCATCAAGTAATATAATATGCTGCTCACCATTTTCCTTTGGTTCAAATATACCCCACGTTGTAATGGCAGAATAATCAGCTGTTTCTTTTTTACTGTAAGCCGTATCATAAGATTGTACTATATAATCAAGCCTCGGAATTTTTTCTTGCTCCCATAACTGCCACCAATCACGCTTAATCATAGCGACTTCGTCAGATGTGGGATCTTGTTGCCACTGTGCATTCCACTTGCCGGGGGACAGTGAAGCCTTGACCTTTAATAATTCATCCTTATTCCAGAACTCATGCCATAATGGTTCCCCCGATGGTAGGATTGCAGGAAACTCGACCACTTCCCATTGATCAGCCATAGTGTCTTTTGCTTGAGCTTGTAATAATCGCCCCGTCAGGTCTTTCTTCGACCATCTGGTTTGTACAATTATTATGGTACCCCCCGGTTGTAATCTCTGACGAGGACCAGAAGTATACCATTCGTAGGCATTATCATAAGCGTTTGCGGACAACGCATCTTGTTCCGAGTGCGGATCATCAATAATTAATAAATCAGCACCACGACCTGTCATTGCAGCACCCACCCCAGCTGCAAAATATTCCCCACCGGCACTAGTCTCCCAACGACCCGCTGCCTGGCTATCCTGTTTCAAGTCCGTGTTGGGGAAGATCTCAGCATATATGGGATCGGCAATGAGATCTCGGACTTTCCTACCAAATCTTACAGCAAGTTCGGTATTCATGGTAGCCTGTATTATTTTTAATTTAGGATTACGCCCCAAAAACCAAGAAGGCATAAGATATGATGCAAATTCAGACTTAGAATGTCTGGGGGGCATGTTTACAATAAGTCTTTTCAGTTTACCTTCGGCTATGGCTTCCAATTTTTCAGCTATGATTCCGTGATGCCTACCTTCTATAAACCCTTCATACACATGTTTTGCATAGTACATAAATTTATCACGGGCTATCTCACGAGTTTCTAATCTGTTCTTTTGCTCTTCCAGTAACAGGAGTTCTTTAAGAACCTCATCTGGCAATGACTCTAAATTTTTTGACATGTTGGAACGATAATACATTTGAATGAATTTATCAACCAAACTTATTACACCTATGCCATACATGTGTGCCCCCC